TATACACGTCCTGAGCCGGCCTGATATATACTGACAACTCATTCTCATTTACGTATTGTAAAACAGGCGAGTTATCTTTTAAGTATTTGACATCTATAAAAGCTGAGTATATCATTTTATATTTTATATTTTTTCAAAACCAAAGGCTCTTGAACGCCATTGATTTTTGCTAAGTAGTTTAAACAAGTTTCTATATCACGTTGTCTGTAATCGATATAAACAGCTTGATAAATACCTAAACTTTCTTCAAGTTCTAATCTACCTCCTAATTGACCAGCAACAAACACTCCATATAATAAAGGATTGATAACGTTGTGAGCTACGAAGATGTTTTGTCTAATCAAGTCGTTAAGTTCAGTATAACGTTTATCACTATCATTTAAGTCGATTTTAGTTAATTCTGGTTTTTGATCTTGACCATTACCAAATGCGAGTATAAACTTACCAGCGCCGTTTGGTCCAGTAAATTTGTCTTGAATTTCCTTATAAGCTCTTTTCATTTCTTCAGGCGTCGGTATGCCTGTATTAAACGATAGTAAAAATCCGGCTGAAAAACCATTCATTATAGCGTTCTTGTGAAACGATGCAATTTCATACTCTGATATAAACCAGTTTAAAGATCCATAATACTTCGGCACAGCATACCACTTGTTACCAGCTGAGTACTTCTTGTGATAGTACACTTGACATTTTTCTTCTTTGTATATTGTTGAAAAACATTGCACCTTTTTAGCTGGACACTTTCTTAAACCGGCTTGTGACCAATCTTCAGCCATCCAAAAATACTTCGGTCCGCTCTTATATTTGTACCAACATTTGTCAAATCTAAGAGATTGTATCGGTATGTGATATATCTGACTTATTTTTGTTCCATCAGCATTCCAGATAACACCAATTGCGAAGCTATCTGTAACTTCGTAATCAACAGTAATCTTTTTAGTCAAGGCCTCTAAGTCGTCCTCGTCAAATCGATTTTTCAAAAACTCTTGAAATTCTAAACTCTCAACACCACTGACTTCGAAGCCATTACCTGAGATCATATCGATTTTTCTATCCGTTATAGCTCGGTGAGTTATAGACCTCTCAGTATAGATGTTAATCAAGTATTCAAAAAAAAGATTATCTTCACCGAACTCAATCCATTCTTTTCTACCACTTTCTTTAACGAGTGGTATCTCAACAGCATTTTCTAAACTCACTACTGAGAATTGTATTTTAGTTGGTTCTGTGTTTTCTGGTTCCAATCTTGCTTCCATATATTATTAATAATCGTTTATATTAAACACCTTTACAGTGTTTATACTTTGTGTAAAAGTTGAGTATGTAAAATCATTAGATCCATCAACTATCAACTCACCTGTTCTTAAAAAAGAGGCTGACCCCAAGTTTAAGTTATACTGGTATTGTGTCTCGTATATATTATAAGTATATACACCTTTAACAACATTTAAAACACCTTGTGTCAAACCCGCTGACTGAGTTGTCGATGTGAGTATAAACTCGTCGTATATTAAAGGTATAGGTGAAATGTTATCAGCTGTAAAAATTATAGTATCTCTTGTTTGTTGGTCAATCAACTCAAAAGTAAAATACGGATTTAAAATCGTAGCTACTTTAGTTAGTCGTAAAATTGCTGACGATGTTCCTAAGTAAATTAAGTGTATCATACTATAAATATATATTTTTAGTAAAATGTTTTTAAAAACAAAAACCCTGTATAACCAGGGCTTTTGTAAATAAAAAATAAAAAAGAAAAATTAACGATTTTTTTAAGCGATCAATCGTAACGCCTCGGTTTCATCTATAATGTGTACCGGCTCTGGTTCAACTGCTGTTAGAGTACCAGTAAATCCTGCCAAATCACCAAACGCCTTACCAGGTCCGTTAGTACCTGCTGACAAACGAGCTCCGTTCAATCTACCCATCAACAACCATTCTCCGTTTTGAGTTTTGATTAAAACTCTAAAACGACCTTGTGTAAGTATTAAAAACTTAGCTCTTGTAGGAGCATCCATTTTCTCCATAATAAAAGTCAATGTTTGAGTGTTGAAGATTGTTCCGTTCTCGTTGTTAGCTGTAACCTCACCTGTAGCGGACGCTTGTTCGGTGTATTGTTCAAACTCGTAGAATGAAGCCGTTGCATAAGAGGTTGAGGTGATTTCGTTATCAACTCCATAAGAGTATGTAGTACCGATTTCCCAAGGACCAATTGCTAAGGTTTGCACACCACCAGTGTTGTCTCTACATCCAATCGTATATCCTGTGTTTAAAATACAAGCCATTTATATATTTTTAATTTTTGTTGTCCTTCTTTAAGTGGTCGTTGAGATGGACATCACCTCAACGACCCTCGTTATGCTATTAACCTTTGTATTCTACAATAAATTCTGGGAATGCTACTTGAGCACCGACTTTGAACTTACTTCTGAAGTAAACTAAGTCTTGAAATCTTTCATACCACATTTCAAATGTTTCAAAGTCGTTTTCTAAATCGACACCGTAGTATAGATTTGCCGCGTATGTTGCAACAACTTTGTTAGTACCGTTAAGACCCCTTACAGCGATGATGTTCCAGTTAGTACCTAAATACTGATTAACTCTGAAGTCACCGAAATTACTATCATAATGGAAGTAGTTTGCCTCTCTCAACGCCTGCATCAACTTAGTAAAGTTACCGTATGATAAGTAGATGTTAAGATTGTCTTGACCTAAGATGTCAGAAGCGGAAGTATTAGCCGCTGTAATTACCGCATCGATAATTGCAATCGAGTCCGATTTGTTAAAACCTGAGAATGAAGCTCCTGCTACAATAACTGAGGCCGAAGCTGAAGTAAACTCAAGTGTATTGATAATACCATTACAAAGTGTTAAATTACCTGTAGCGGCACCAGCACCTGTGTTGTTACCTGATTTTGAGCCTCTCCAAAAAAGGTCTTCAATCAACGCCTGGATTTTTTCTACCTTTTCTTCGGTATAAACTTGTTCAAACGGAAGCTGTTCGTTGTAGCTTCCCGCACGCATCAATTTCCCCGCCCAGTATTGTTAGAGGTCATTTAAACAGTTGTTTTCAAACACTGTTATAGGACACACTTCAAGTGATCTTTGTGATAGTGTTACTGAACCAGTTGCTGAGTAGCCACACGAGCCACCTGCGATACCAATCAAATCACTAGTCATCAAGTTAAGTGCATCTGCGAATTTTACGTTTGTCTGAATAGTCACACCAGTATCAAACGTTCTACCTCTGAGAATTGACTTATAGATCAAGTCCGTTGCCAATTGGTCAGTGTATTTTGTTAAACTTGCTAGATTTAAAGCCATTTTAATATATTATTTTTTTTTAATCTTTTTAAGATTTTTTGTTATTTGCCAACCAATCGTGGATAGATTGTTTTTTTCCTACTTTAGAGATTTTCTCGAACTTACTTTGATACTCACCTGGTACAACTTCAAGTTTTTCAGCTCCTGGTATTTTGTTAAAGTTTTCTGATAGTTCAACAACTGCATCAGCAATCGTTTTAGAAGTTTCATTAGATGACATTTTCATTTTACCCATCTCTTCTTCCATCACTTTCATTTTCTCCATCAACTCATCTACCATTTGTTTCAAAACAGCGATTTCTTTTTCTTTTTCAGGTACTTCCTCAATATAAGGTTCTACCTCAACTTCAACAGCCATTTCTTCTTCTTTCGGCATCTCACCACTTTCTTCAGCTTTTACGATAGTTTCGATTTTGCCTTCTTTGACAACAACCTTCGTTCCATCTTCTAAAGTATGCTCGCCGTCTGGTGCGGCTACTCTTTCACCAGCCTCATCTAAAATGAATAAATCATTGCCTGGTTCAAAAGCGTCTGCTGAAACAATTGTGCCATCAACTAACTTAGCGTCAGCGAAGTTTTGTTTCGTGAATAACTGCTTTAATAGTTTTAAAGCTTCGTATTTTACATCCATTTTTTGATTTTATTTTTTGTTCTATACTATAAATATATTTTTTTGTTGTTTTGTTAGAAAAAAGTGCAAAACAATATATATGATATAGAATATAGAATATATTTATTTATTACTCCACTTCGTGTAACACATCGCCGAGGCTTGATCTTGATCATAACCAGCCTCTACCTCAACAGCTATACAACGACCAATAAACTCTTCTTCGGTTTCACCTTTCTTCGGCTCGACTACGAAGTTTTCATCTTTACTCATTTTATTAACTAAAGTTTGATACGCTGACGAGTTTAAAGCCGCGTCGATTTGTTTGAGTTTTCTTTGAGCCCACTCAACACCTTCATCACCACCCCAGGCCAACCACATCAACGGACCACACGCCTCCTTCGGATCACCTTTTGAATTTTGTCTGTGTCGTTCAAAAGCGGCCATACGAGCTATAGTTTCTCTTGATATATTCTCACCTTTAGCCAGTTGATTTGCTCGTTGCCAACCAACCAGTGTACCACATTTTAAATCATACTCATCTCTTAAACGAATAGCTCTTGCCGCGTTTTCAGACGCAGCCTTCGGATAGTCATCATAAGTTTCAAACTTATAAGTTTTGAATAGTTGTTCTAAGGCTTCTAACATAGTTTCATCACTTGTGTTTGATTTCACTATATCTTTCACTTTTGACCAAGCATCAAAGTTTTTATTAAAATCTTGTCTTTGTAAAAATCCTTGTATCTCGATTGAAAAACCTTTAACTACTTCATTCTTAACAAAGTTTGTCCAGAAGTTCTGGTCTTCTATATAAACTGTGCCCATCCAAGTACCTACCGGCATATCTTCAAAGCCTGGTATAACCATACCTTCTTTGATTATGAAGTTTTCAACTAAAGTGCCTTTAACTACAAGGCCTAAGTGTTCAAACGATATATTGTTATTAAAGTTGTTTTTACTAAACTTCTTAACTATCATTTCTATATCTTCACGTTCAAAAAATACATAATACTCACCGAGGTTTTCATCACTTCTGTAAATACGTTTTTTCGGTACCATTAAAGGTCCAAATAACATTTGTTTATCTTTCTGAGCCTCAAAGTGTAGTTTTGAAGTATTAAAAGTCAAAAACG